TTCTTTGCGTGATAGTGAATTTTTGCGTCGATCAGCCATGATGTTAAAACCTGAGTTTTTCGTAAACGAAGGGCTAGGACAGTTGGTTGCGGTCGCATTAGACCACTTTCAAAAATACAACTGCGCTCCAGATAACGCTTCTTTAATCGCTCAGCTGAAAGAAAGAATAACGAAGCGGGCCATTCGTAGAGAGTTGACGCCACTTGTTATTCAAGCAGCTAAAGACGTTCAGTTAGCAGACTTATCTAACCGTCAATTTGTCGAAGAAAAATTGGTGGATTTTGCTCGCACATTCGCGATGAAAACTGCAATTTTGAAGGCGGTCGATCTACTTAACAAAGGTAAAGTCGAAGCGATTCACCCTGTCATTGAAGAAGCGCTTGCTGTCGGTATTAATGAAGATGGCGCGGGTTATGACTTCTTTGCTCATGATCGCATCCAGCAACGTACCGTTGAGCGCATAGAGAAGGTGAGTGGCGTTCTTCCTCCACAGGGTATATCGACGGGCGACCCTCGTTTAGATGGGCTTTTATATCATCGAGGATGGGGGCGCAAAGAGTTATATGCGTTCTTGGGTGGGCCAAAGTCAGGTAAAACTACAGCTTTAATTCACTTTGCTCGAATTGCCTCATGGTTAGGTTTTAACGTTTTGTACGCAACCTTAGAAGTGGGCGCAAATATCATTGCGGATCGTTTTGATGCGTCGCTTACAGACACCATGATGAAAGAGCTTGGCGTGAAAGCCAATGATGTTGCGCAACAAATTCAGAAGCTCGCTAAAGAATCTGGTCAATTGCGTATTCATGAATACGCATCAGGAACATTGACTGGCAATCAGTTGCGAAATCTCATTCAGTCTTACAAGCGTGCAGCTCGTAACCCGGATGGAACAATTCGACCGCCAATAACTTTCGATTTAATCGTAGTCGATTATGCAGACATTATGGCGCCGAATTACCGCACATCAGACCCAATCGAAAACTCAAAGCAAGTCTGGGTGGATCTTCGTGCAATCGCCTTTGAAGAAAATGCCGCTGTTCTAACCGCGACTCAATCGAATCGTGATGGTAGTAAACAAACGGTAGCCAAAGCAGAACACGTAGCAGACGACTTTAACAAAGTGCGTATCGTGGATTTGATGATTTCGATTAACAAAACCGAAGAAGAGCGTCAAAACGGTGAAGCGCGGTTGTATTTTGCTGCATCACGTAACCAAGAAGCAGGTTTCACAATCGTTATTAAGCAAGACTTATCTCGTATGAAGTTCATCGAGAGAATTTTAAGGGTGGACTAAATGCGAAAGTCAAAAAAGATCACTGAAATCTGGCTCATCTTTGTGCAGGTCATGCTAGGCATTGCGGTTGTGGCGGGGCGCTAAGTTTGATCTTTGAGTCATAACTGACATTGCCAGATAGGGGTTCAAGTAACCCCTATTTTTATTCATTAACATTTACTTATGTGATTTTTTAAGGGTGAAATTATGAGTGGCCAACCGTCAAAAGAAGATTTTGGCGAAATACTCGACCACATTGATATTGAGTATTGGCTAAATCGTGAAGGCGTTGAGTATAAAGTTACTCGTGGTCGAAATGGTGTGCAGCTGAACTTGAAGGAATGTCCTGTTTGCGGTAACGCGAATTGGAAGGTCTACATTGGGGCCACGACAGGTTTGGGCAACTGCTTTCATGGTGACTGTGAGGCTAAATTCTCTAAATGGTCATTTATTAAAGCTGAGCTTGGCAATTTAACCAATAAAGAAATTGCAGAACACATCAAGGTCGTTGCAAGGGAGCAGGGTTGGCAACCGAAGCATAAACAAGAAGTCCAGCGACCAAAGTTGGGAAATCTGCACTTTCCAGCTTCGTTTGAGTTGCCCATTCTCGGTAAAGACTCAAAGCTTCACAATTTGAAGTATTTAGCTGATCGAGGCATTAGCATCGAGACGGCTAAAGCTTTTGGTCTGCGTTTTTGTCAGCAGGGTTCTTTTTCTTACATCGATTCATTCGGTCAGAAGAAGCGCCAAAGTTTTGATAACCGCATCATCATTCCCGTTCGAGATCTGAATGGAAAATTAGTTTCGTATCAAGGGCGTGACATTACAGGCTTAGCTGAGAAGAAATATCTTTTTCCTTCAGGTTATGCGTCTACAGCTGCCTTTCTTTACAACGGTAATAACGCGTATGGATGCGTAGATATTGCGATGGGTGAAGGCGCTTTTGACGTCATGGCTATACATCAAGCCTTTTCAGAAGATGACGCACTTTGCAATGTCGGTGTCATTGGTTCGTTCGGTAAACACCTTTCATACGGCGATGAAGAAACACAATTCGCAGAACTGTTAAAGCTCAAAGAGGCTGGTTTGCAACGCTTGACCTTTATGTGGGATGGAGAGCGACGAGCAATTCAAGATGCAATCGAAGCAGCTCTAATGGTTCGTAAATGTGGCATCACTGTACGAATAGCCATCCTCCCTCCCGGCAAAGACCCTAATGAAATTCCACCAGAAATGGTGCGCTCACTCTACAGATCGGCAATTGTCGTCAATGAAATGAGCGCGGTAACTCTCAAGCTACAATATGGAGTCAAAAAATGATTCAAAGGTTTCTTAAATTATTTAACAGAAAGCCATCTGAAATAAAGATCAATGGTAAAAGTTATCACGGCTCAAACGTGGTCATTCAAGACGATGGCATTTTCATTGATGGAGGTTGCGTTCAGGGCCTTTCGCCAAAAATTGAAGTTGTGATAAATGGCGATTGTGATTCAGTGGATACTACAAGTGGAAATGTCAGAATTGAAGGCAATGTGGGCGACATTAGCACAGTATCGGGCAACGTGACTTGTGGCGACGTTACTGGTGATATTGAGACCGTTACTGGCGATGTTCGAGCGCGTGTGATCAAGGGCGATATTGAAACCCTTTCTGGCGATGTAACTACAAGATAGGAAGCGATCAAATGACCCTTAAAATCGAAATGGTTGAATACATGATCTGTGACTCAAGTTCGGGCGGCAAAGATTATATGCTTATCCATGCGTATAACACCCAAACTGGCGCGGGTTGGGTTAGAGGATATTACGGGAAGTTATCCGGGCGGTTTCAAGAAGTGGTTTATCTTTTTAAGGATGCGCGCTCAGCCAAAGAGCATCTTTCAAAAGTGATTGATGAGAAAAAATCAAAAGGCTACACCTCACACACGCCTGAAGAACGCAAATTGGCAAACACGCTATTTGGAAAATTTAGAGACCTTTGCGCACACGAAATTGTGGTGAGAAGACCACATATGATCGAATTTAACGCAAACAGAATAATGAAGGCGACATTAAGTCAATTTTTGGCAGATGACTACCTTGAATACCTTTTTGGGGTTATGGATGACCAATACGCAATGCCGACTGTGCCAGTATCAAAAGCATCAGAAGCGAAACGTATCCAAGAAAGCTATGGCTCCAAGTGGGGTGCGTGGTCATGATCAGGCTTAAAACTGGCGGTTCATACATGAGCCATGACTTTTCTACAACTAGATCCATCCATCTTGTTAGCGTCGGTGACGACCCTAACAAATGTGTGGTTTTTGATTTTATTGTCAATCAGAAAGCAAATGGCAAATTCAAGATCACAGACAATAGTTTTGTCTGCCGCATTAATGAGGGGATAAATCACATTGCGCTTGAGGTGGAAAAATTAGGAAAAGACGAAAAATTTGCAGGCTCCAAAGCAATTCAGTTTGGACTATCTGCATTTAAAAACAACTCAATGCTATCGACTGAGGACATTGTTCAACGAATCGGCAAGTTTTTGACTGAAGCCAAGATAAGAATCTTGGTGTCAAAAGCAAGCTCAAGATATGAGACGGAAGGCAAGAGTTTGGTTTGGGGTAGTTGGAGTTAATTATGGCTATCAAACCGCATCTATTTAAACCCCTACTGTCGCTTAATAAAATGACCATACCGAAACAAACAATGAGTATTCAATGAATAATCGTATAGAAATAGTGCCATTCGTCGATACAGCAATTTACCCTGTTGAAGCTTCTGCTCAAGGGGACAATGCTTTTTACCTTGAATATTGTGGCGCTTCTGGTTATCGCCCAGCTTATGCTTCGTGCTTAAATCGCATACGCGAGATAGAGGCGGGTAAATTGCTTCCATCTGTTGAGTCTGGTTGCTCAGCTGCAATATGCAATAAAGTTTGTCAGGCGTTGACTATGCGCCAAGAAGAGAAGCGGAATGGTGCAGCGATCTACTACATCAACCGAGTTAAGATGCGCCAGAACGTGCGTCACAACGCAGCTCAATACGGTATTAAAATTTCCGATATCGTAATTAAAAACGACATTAAAAAGCCAACTCTTACGCCGTCAGAGCCAGTAAATACATTCGAAGTTGGTTCGATTGCAGACGCCATAAATAGTCGCATTGCTAAGGAAATGAAGTCGGAAAATCAACAATCCGCTTTAAATTCCACTGAGAAACCTTTATCATCACATAAAGATCAGTCAGTACTGACTGTTAAAAAAGGTATGTCATTAATAGATATTGCCAAAGCAAAGCGACAACAATTAAGTGTTTGAGTATTAGTGGTAGGTAATTTATGACTGATTTATATCAAATATTAAGTTGCCAAGTTGCTGAGGTTAAGCGAACTAAAGGCGCAACACGAAAAGACATCATTAACGCCCTTAAAAAATTGATGGGTGATGAGTTGGGTAACTTTGCTGCGGCGAAGCATTTAGACGATGAGCAAATCAGAGCAATGGTTGCTGATTTAGCAAGTGGCGTTGAGCTGATAGCTCAGCAAAGAGTTTCAAATATAGAGCGCATTGAGCGTGATTATCTGGCCCGTTTATAACGGGCCAATGTAAAAATTGGAGTAACAAATGGCAACTTTGGAGCCAGTCTTAACACAAACATTCAATAGCGACCTTGTGTGTCAGGCGCTCAATGAAATAGCTCAAGAGAGTTCTAAAAATAAAAAACTGGAAATGGTGAGCCACTACATAAGCAATCCTTTATTTAAAGAAGTGTGTTCACTTGCTTATAACCCATTCCGCATATTTGGTATTCTCCCGGATAAAGATGCAAAGGGCACTGGTGAGCTATGGTTTGACGAAGCGGATACTTTAGAAATCATATACGCACTAGAAAAACGTGAACTTACAGGCAATGCAGCTCGCGAAGCGGTTCGTTGTCAGCTGGCTCAATTGAGCGAAAAGTCAGGCGATCTATTTATTCGAATTTTGCGTAAAGACTTACGCGCAGGCTTTAGTGAATCAACAATCAATAAAGCATGCAAAGGCTTAATTCCTGAATTTCCATATCAACGTTGTTCTTTGCCTAAAGATGCAAAATTTGATACGTGGACATGGGGCAAAGGCGTTTTCTCACAAGAGAAAGCAGACGGCATGTACGCGAACGGAAATAAACGTGCAAATGAACTACTTTCATTTGTCTCTCGTCAAGGCTCTCAATTCCCTATGGATGAGTTTAAAGACATCGTAGAAGAAGCGGAGCTTTTACTTCAGCCTAACTTCCAGTATCACGGCGAGCTACTTGTCGAGCGTGATGGTGTAGAGCTTCCACGAGAGATTGGCAATGGCATTCTTAATAGCGTCTTGAAGGGCGGTAAATTTGCCGAGAATGAGCGTCCAATTTATAAAGTGTGGGATTTCATCCCTTTTGAGGCGGTAGTGCCAAAAGGGGTATTTAAGGCGCCATACGCTAATCGTTTTCGCGCACTGTTTAACATGGTTAAGGGCGGTAAATACATTCGCATCATCGAGACCCGTATTGTAAATAGCCTAAGCGAAGCATATAAGCACTGTGAAGAGAAGCTGCTATTAGGAAAAGAAGGCACGGTTATTAAAAACTCAACAGCAATTTGGAAAGACGGCACAAGTAAAGAACAAATCAAATTAAAGCTTGAGGCTGACTGTGAGTTAGAAGTCGTGGGTATCAATGAAGGCAAGGCTGGATCGAAAAATGAAGGAAGGGCAGGGGCATTAAGTTGCAAGTCAGCGTGCGGTCAATTAATTGTCGACGTCGCCGTTAAAAATGAAAAATTACGTGACGAATTGGACGCAAACCCGGAAGACTGGATTGGTCGAATCATTACTGTGCGTTCGAACACGATTCTAAAACCTTCAGCGAGCAGTCCTAATTATTCGTTGTTTTTGCCACGCATGGTTGAAGACTGTTATCGCTTAGACAAAACGGTTGCAGACGATCTAGCGCGCATTTATGAGCAATTTGATAACGCGATTAAAAACGTACAGGTAGGTTAAATACAATGCGAAAAATACAAGGTAAGCATAAATCAGCGTTGTTAGTTGTTGCGGCTGCAATCTTAACAGCGGCAAGCATAGCTACTTTTGCACCATCGGCACACGCGGCAGTTTCTGCCCGTGCGTCGGTATCTTCTGCGCGATCTGTTTCGGTTTCACGCCCTTCGGCAATTCGCTCAATATCTACAACGCCAGTGAGAACAAGCTATAAGCCGACCGTTAGCAAGCCAGTAGTAACGAAGCCAACGACACCCGCTCGCACATCATATGTAAGCAGCTCGGCGGCAAAGAAAAAGCGCTCTACTGGCCCTGAATATGAATATTACGCTTGGGGCGACTGTGCGCCTTATTCAAATTTAAACTTTAGAGGCTGGAAATGCCTAGACCGCGATTAAAAGGTGAATAAAATGATTTTAATAATTTCAGGAAAAACATGTTCGGGGAAATCGACTCTCGCGAAACACCTTATTGAGAATGGCGGTTTTGGGCGAATCGTAACTTGCACAACTCGACAACCGCGTGAAGGCGAGAAAAATGGTGTCCATTACCACTTCTTGACCAAAGAGCAATTCAGCGATGCCATTAACAAAGACGAGTTTATTGAGTTTAACGTGCATGGTGGCGTCATGTACGGTGTGCGCAAGAAAGAGATCATTCAAGCAATAGATGCGCCGTTTGACTCTTTGATAGTGATTGAACCCGTCGGTCGTCGTAAGCTTGTAAAATATCTTCAAGGTAATCAAATGCGATATTTGTCGATCTACCTTGACATAAGCTCGGTAATACAAGCTGAACGGTTTATGAATCGCATTCAAATGGCGAGCGCTAATGAATTAACAGATTTAACTGACCGTATGGCGTCTATGTTGGAAGTTGAGCAAAACTGGCTTAAATCATCAACCACTGACGGCTCTTGTGATATGGTTTTTGCGTCGTTTAATACAGCATCCGATTTAAAGCATGTGACGGACATCATCATGCAGCATGTGATGAAAAAACCATTTGATCAAACCGAAAAGGCAAAGGCAGTTTGATTAGCCTAAGCAAATAATTCCAAGTTTTTCAGCACTGTCTAACTATACTAAACTCCATGTAGGCACATGGAGTTTTTTCATGCTTTTAAAAGATGTTCCTGGTGTTTTGCCAAGACTTGAAAATTCATTAATTTCTAAAACAGATATGTGGACGGCAGAGGTTGATACGGTTATTCCGGCTCAATTCTTAGCTTTCCGAAAAATTATTAAATCAGACTATCCCGATGTAGATATAGACCGAGATATTAATTATTTAGTGCGTCAGGTGCAGTTTGCAGAGTTAGAAAATGTTTTAACGTCACCTTTGCGTGATTATGTCGAACCAAACGAAAACTTTTTACTCACAAGCGAATTAAAAGAAGGTTTGCAAAAATTAAGTCAGACCTATCAACATGCCTTTTTGTTCGGAATGGAAACGCACTATTCTTCTTTTCAGATAGAAACCATGTCATACCAGCAGGCGATTAAGGTTTGTCCAAACACGGCTTTGGCCACAAGTATTATTAATTCATTAATTCCTAGCTCAAGAACGATCAATGCTTTTTGGAAAGTTGAGAATGGCCAACATGTCCCACTGGATGACTTAGAGTCTGAAGTTTATCGTGCTTTCGGCAAAACATGGCGTGAATTGTTGTCTGGATATTCACGATTGATTACGGATGAAATTGACGTTGATTTTGTAATGTATCTATAGAAATCATCTAATAAATGTTAAAAATAGATCTGAACAATGAGCCTGTGGTGACTCGAATGCTTCAGATCAGATTAGACGTACTCGCTGCCGCAAGACAACTTGCTACCGCGTATTTGAACGTATTTAAAGCTGAATACTCGATGATTCAAAATCATCGAGATAACGCTATTATCGTTGAAATAAGCGCTAAAACTGACTTAGAAACGTCACCAATTGTTCGCATAAGATATGACGACAGGGGCACAACAATCACGGTGCATGTGCCTCCTGCGTATAATGCGGTTATACAACTCGAAGCGGATGACTACAACTTCTTTTCTTGGTGGGTAAACCGCATTTTTACAGAAGATGAATTTGTCAGAGCCAATAAAGATTTTTGGCTCAGAAGCGGGCGCATCCAGAAAAATACACTATTCTAGGACTATTTTGGCAATTCTATTATTATTTAGTATTTACTATTAATCATTTCTCAAAAATACATTAAAATATTGAACTTACTCCTATAATTCATTCTGCATCTGTAGTCTTACAAGGCCCTGATTATCTCAGGGCCTTTTCTTTGCATAAAAAAGCCGCCCAAAGGCGACTTTCTCAAATGGCTTTCTTAGACCTTGTAACCCATTTTTTTGAGAGTCTTTTCTGTACTCTCCATTAGAGCTTTAGTCACAATCTGCGTCATGTCAAGTTTTTTTGGACTATTTAACTGCTCAATAGCAACAATAAAGTTGAGTCTTAAATATAATTCCATCGGAAGGTTTGCTGAAAACTTCTTGGTTGCAAGCATCAACTCTTCTTCAGACATTGTGGACTTTTTACGCCACGGTGCTGCGTCGTTTAGAAAGTTAGTCGCTTCAGTTGCTTTTTGTTGAACTTCAACCACTTCAGCTTCAGGTTCTTCTACTTGCGGAGCTTCAACTTTTGGCGCTAAAGGTTGAGCTGCTACAGGAGCGGAATTTAAGATAGACTCTTTAGCTTCGCGTGCTGCACGCTGAGGCAATGGTGCATTTTTATCGTTTGCCATTTTCAATGATCTCCTCAAGTAACTGTTCAAATTCTTTAATTGCAACTCGATTGTTTACGTCCATTTCCATTTCAGTAATGCCGACGTTGTTTCGATAAGCGCGGCTATATGGCATACGTAAACGCATAATTGTTTGAAGACGTGGGGCTTCGTTTTGAATCGCTTCAAGTGCTTTAATGGTGTCGCGTAAATCAACTGAATTATCGGCCGCAGGAGCTTGGGTAATAACAGGATGCACGACAATTGGGTTCTCGCCAGCCGGTTTGCGAACAGTGTCATTGATCAAATCAACTAAATCCAAAAGCGTATAAAGCCCTTTGAGATCTTGAGCTCCAACTTTAAGAGGCGAAACAATAACGTCCGCAGCTAAAAGAGCCGAGCGCATTTCGGCAGAGTCATATCCCGGCGTGTCAATTACGACGTAATCATATTCTTCATTTAAGCGACGAGCTTCGTCTTCGATATTGCCTGTTAAATGAAAAAATTTACCGTTTTCTACTTCGTTTTCGGCTTCTCGTGCTTGGCTCCATTCGAAAGAGCCTTTGTTGGCATCTAGGTCAATACCGATAACAGTGTTACCTCTTTGGTGCAGCGCGGCCACAGTAGATGTGGCAAGAGTTGTTTTGCTCACGCCGCCTTTTGTATTGGCGTACACGATAATCATCAAAATTTCCTTAGTTAAGTTGGCATAAACGCCTATAAAACAGAATCATTCTAGTGAATTGAATAGAAGTTGTAAACTAGAAGCGCTGTAAGACGTGATGCTAAGTTGTAAATAAGACCATAAAGATAGTATTTAAAATACATATTGGTATTACCGTATTATCATATGACTATACACACACATGGTAATACGGTAATACGCTTAGTCGTTTAATTTCTCGGCTATACTGCGGAGCAATTCCGGATCCGATGCAAAATATTTTTGCGTGGTCAGGATTGAGCTATGCCCCATCAATTGTTGAATTGAATAAATATCACCGCCCTTTCTTATTAGCCTTGTGGCAAAGGAACGTCGACCGGAATGGCTGGTTGCTTGAATACCAGCCTTCTTATAACAGTTATTAATCATGGTCACCATGCTATTTGGTGAGAATGGACCGCCCTTCTGCGATAAAAATAAAGGTGCGTCTGGATCCTTTGGTCTTTCTTTTGTTATGTATTCTTCTACCAGTGATCTAGCGATTGGATTGACCAGGAATACCTCTCGGTAGCGGTTGCCTTTAGTAATATTACCGAGCAATCGAATAATATCCTTCAGCTTACCCTTCTTCACATCGTAAACATCGCCGACCTTTAACATTGATAATTCTTTAGCGCGAAGCCCAAGGAAGTGTGAGAAATACAAAACACATTTGTTCCGTAATGCATTTACGCCCGTTTGAGTGGCTAAAGTAATCTCAAGATCATCTTCTGACACATATGGGGCTTTTCCAGTTGTTGTTCTTGCCATAAATCGACCAAATAATTTTTTATTACATTTTTCCAAAAACGGAAAGGATATAAAAACAGTCTACCACATGTCGAAAAATAAAAAATGTAATAAAAGAAGCCTTTTATTATATTTTTTATGGACGAAACAACGAAAGTGCGTCATCATTCGACGTATACAGACTTTTCTGAATATGCAGCTATTTTAATGATGGATTTTAATGGATAAGCTGTGCTAAATTTGAATTTGTAACGTTTTCAAGTTTGGGAAAAAGTAAGAGGAAGTGAATATGCGAAAAGTTAGCCAAGTATTTAAAAAACATAAAATAATGCCCGATCTGATTCGGGCATTTTTAGGGAAGGCAAATGAGGTATTTACACTTGTTTCATTTCTGAGATCTGAATGCCGATTCCTCCTTATTTTTTTGAAGCTCAGCGCGGTGCTTAATTGTCTCGCTTTCCATTTCCTTAATTACGTCAACAAACTTGTCACGAGTGTCTCCATAAAAAGAAGGGTCTTCCATAGTTACACTGCGAATAGTTTTGACGATATTAATTTCGTTAGGGGTTAATGGAGTTTGCCCAGTGATTGACTCGACAACATCAATTAAGTCCGGTGCATATTCTTTTAGAACGCGTATAAGAAGGCGAGTAGGGTTTTCGCCTAATGCTAAAGCGGTAGGCTTGATTTTATCGATCGGTAAGCGAGTTTCACCACTCTTAATCATCGATAAAACGTTAGGGCGTTTAAAACCTATTTCCTCAGCAATCTCACGCTGGCTTTTAGGAGAATTCTCGATTAAGTCTGCGAGATATTCTGCCACGTTCATATTGTTGCGATTTTTAGCCATTTGCCTCTCCAAATACAGAGTTAAATTTTTCCTATGATGAGTCGTAATTCACTTTGTAATAATCCAGAACATGAGACCAAATATATACTCAGAACTGACTGATTTTGAATTACAGCACTATTATAGGTGGTGGGGGGACTAATTTTATAGAAAAAATCAGTCACTCGTGAATTATATACGCCCAAGTTTACAAACTAGATGCAGCGAATGCAAAGTGTATTCGATTGAATGGACTAATTTTTTCCAGATTTTTTGTTATTTTTTTTAGTCAAAAAAGGAAAAAATTACAATATGGCAATGTAGAAAGTCCAAAATTAACTATTTAAAATTAACCGTTTATATAAATTGTCTAAAAATTAACAGTTTATATAAACCCCATCAACTTACAAAACTTCACACTGTATTAAGTTTTGTTAATTATCACATAAGGAGAATTTATGAATACGATCAACAACTGGCTTTTAAATGTTCAAACAGTCACTTCTGACTGATTTTATTAAAAGCTTTTGAGCGAACCCAAACTATAATATACGGGGCTGAAATGATGAGACGTATATTAATAGCCTCTTCAAAATCTTGATAAATCAGAATGGTGATTTAAATGACTGTGACATTGAATGATCAATTCCAAACTGTAGACTTGGATGAACTTGCTGAAATTTTAGAAAAAACAGAAGGTGTAGAAACACTGCTAAATGACGGGTTTTACACTATAAAGCGCTATAAGCATCTGAATTTAGGGGACATTGAGGTAATTAATACCTGCGCTCCAAAAAGTATAGTTAGAGTGATAAATCCATAATTTTTATAAGAATATCATTAGTGAAGTTAGCAAGATTGAGGCGGTGATTTGTCGCCCTCTTGCTGAAGCCAAACAAAACTCTATACACCCCAACTCTAAATCGTCATAATATGATCATAAATAATCAGTCATCACTGACTGAATCGCTAAGGATCTATTATGAACAATCGCATTGCTAATTTACGCAACGCTATCGTTGCAATCACAAATGCTCTCATTGAGAAAAAAATTGAAGTAACTCAAATAGGTATGGAAGCATACGTCAAGTCTGACATTAATGGAAATCCGATTTCTATCAATTTACCGTACCTTTCGGACAATGCATCAGAAGAACTTATAAGAGCAATACAGGGATTCTTAGATCATGAGGTTGCACATGTTCTTTTCTCTGATTTTAAAGCCCTAAATAGCGTTGGCGATTACCTTTTAAAAAGTCTCGCAAATATTTTAGAAGACGCCCGCATCGAAAAATGCATGGCTGAAAAATTTAGAGGTTCTGGTTCTAACTTAGATCACACCGCACACTTCTTTTTAGAAGAGATGATTACTCCGAAATTTAAAGAAGTTATGGCGCATCCCGATGTTGATGAAACAAAGATTATGGGTATCTTGGCCACTCCATATCTCCGCAGCCTTTCGGGTCAATCAACTTTTGAAATTTATATGCGCGACAAGATTCATTTGTTGCCAAATATTCATGCTGCCATCAAACACCTTGCGCCACAACTTCAATCAATGCAGTCGTCTCAGGATGCCGTTCGCTTAGCTAAAGAAATTTACAAAGCTCTAAAAAGTCCCGAAGACGAGAAACAACCCCCGCAAGATCAACAACAGGAAGAAGAATGTGATCAACAAGGAAATGGTCAATCTAACGAAGATGAAGATGAGCAACCAGGCGGCTCAGGTGGCGGAAATTCTGACGAAGATGAAGGTTCAGATGCAGACGGTCAGCAAGGCGCTGGTGAGGGAGATGATGGCGATTCTGAAGAAGATGGTGCCGGTGAGTCTTCAGGCGATGCTGATGAGCAAGACGAACAAGGTGATGGAGGTAAAGGCGGTCAATCCGAAGATGAGGATGGTGGGAACGAATCAGATGGTAAAAGTGAGCGCCACCAAAATAAGTCTGACAAATCGAATGGTAAGGGCGACAGCAATGAAGGCAACGAGTCTAGCGACTCTGAGAATCAGACGTCAGAAAAGAAAAAGGAATTAAGAAAGCTTAATTTAGACGCTAAGGCGATTTTGCAAGAGATCGACAAGGAGTCAGCGAATGATTTTGACGCCTCGTTTGCCGTTCAGTTAAGCAATGAAGCAAAAGACTTTGCTTGCACTGCGCCATATCTCGTTTATACAAACAGATATGACGTTATCGAAACATTAAAAATTGGCAGAGATTACAAATCGTCCTTTATGGATGATTTAGATAGAGCAACCAATAAAATTACGGGAACAATTCAAAAAGATTTGGAACGTCTTATGGTTGCTCGATCAGCAAGAACATGGGAGAACGGTTTACGGCAAGGAAAAATTAACCAGGCGTCACTTTCTCGTTTAGCTGTTAGAGACGACCGTATATTCCGTCGCAAACAAGAGAATCGTTCCAAAGATGTCGCTGTAACCCTCTTAATTGACTGTTCAGGTTCAATGAAGGGCGAACGCATTAACACAGCCTCTCAAGCGTCATATGCAATGTCATCTGTTCTTGACCGTCTCAACATTAATCATGAAGTTATTGGATTCACAACTAAAAACGGTGATCCACACGCAAAAGAAAGCTTTACGCATAATGGCAAAACGATTCGATACACAAGAACGGAAGGTTTATATATGCCAGTCATTAAAGGGTTTAATGAGCGCTTAACGCTCGAAAACCGCCATCGTTTTGCATGGTTGCCTCATGTTAGGTTCTTAAACACGAATGTTGATGGGGAGTGTCTTCAAATTGCGGCACAGCGGCTAAGCGCTCAAAAAGAAGCACGGAAAATCATTATGGTGTTAAGTGATGGTAATCCAAATGGTAGCGGCCCGACCCCAACGCTAAACAAACACCTCAAAACAACCGTTCAGGAAATTTCTCGCTCAGGATTTGAAGTTATTGGAATTGGAATCAATACGCAAAGCGTAAAAGAGTTCTATCCAAAAAATGTCGTTTTGAGATCTGTTGCCGACTTACCTAACACGGTTATTGGCGAGCTTCGCTCATTACTTCTCAAGTAATTCGTGAGCAAGATAGTCAGTTGGGGTTATTTAAATAATCAGTCAGTACTGACTATCTTTTCCTAGAAGATATTAGTATCATTCACGCATATTCAAAAGACAAAGTTTTGTCAAAATCTATCTTTGTGAGATTTAAAAAATGACTGTAAATCAAAATGAAACAATCGCATGCGAAATTTGTAAAGCTCAAGTGCATTCTATACCTCATCACCTTAATACTGATCACCCAAAGGTGACTTTTGAGAATTATAAATCTTCTTATCCTAATGCACCGACCCAATCGCCAGCTTTAATCGAGCGCATCAGAATGAAAGCGGAAGAGCAGAAGAAAAAGGCTCAAGAACAAGCGGCAGCTCAGCCAGCTCAACCAAGTTCGGTAATTCAAAAGCCGGGTTCGTTCGTCGCTAAAGACACCTTAGTTGCGCGTAATTTACATGAAATTTTTGAAATCTCTGGCCCAGAAGGTAAAAACGCACAGGGTGATCCAATCCCAGTATCTTGTATTGAGAACTCATCATCACCAGACATGGTGCCTGAAATTAACAACACATACGTTTTTGAAATTGATGTGTTGAAAAATACCCTTATCGCGCTTGAACTGAATATTCCTTTTTATGTTTGGGGCCACAAAGGTACTGGTAAAACAGAACTTATTGATCAGGTGGCTGCAAGAACTGGTCGACCAGTCGTTCGTATTCAGCACACCGCCAATACAGAAGAAGCACATATCGTCGGCATGTGGACTGTAGTTGATGGAAACATGACTTTCCAACTTGGGCCGTTGGCGTTAGCGATGAAGCATGGCTGGTTATATCTTGCTGACGAATATGACTTTGCGCAGCCAAGTGTATTGTCTGTTTATCAAGCTGTTATGGAAGGTAAGCCGCTCAACATTAAAGAAGCTGACCCTGAAAATCGCATTATCAAACCTCATCCAAATTTCCGCTTCTGTGCGACGGGTAACACCAATGGTACGGGTGATGAAACAGGTTTGTATTCAGGAACAACCATTCAAAACACGGCGAACTATGACCGCTTTGGCATGGTGATGGAAAAGCATTACATGTCTAAAGAAGATGAAGCAAAAGCCATTGTACGTCACACACAAATTGACCCAATAGATGCGAAAAATCTAGTTGAGTTTGCAACTAAGGTGCGCGCTGCTTATAGCAATAAAGAAATTAGCGATACGATTTCTTTGCGCTCTCTAATCTATGCGGCGAAATTAGGTGTGATGCGCGGCTCTATGAATACGGGTATCTCTTTAGCTTATGCCAACAAACAATCTTCCCGCGATTACGAAATTGTGAAGGGAATTGCGCAGCGAGTGTTCGGGTAATTCCGAACACTTCTTTGGGAGATAGCGGCATGAATAAATCAGTAAACGAACTCTACAAAGAGCATGTTGGCTTAATCAACAAAGTAACAAGCAACATTTTAAAACGTGTTGCCAATATGCAAAGCGCAGGGATGCAGGTTCCGATCGAACTTCAAGACGGCGAAGACATTCACAACCTACTTTTTGAAGTTTTCGTGAAAACGATCAAAGGCTTTGATGAGAAACAAAATTTTCGTTTCTCGACCTACTTCGTAAAGTCGGCATATAACCGTATTAATCGCATTATCGAAAATGCTGTTGGCGACCGTTCGATTAATACAGTCTCTTTCTTTGACCTTGCGAATCATCACGAAAGCGAGCCGGTAGATGCCGAAGTCTTTTTGGACGTAGAGCAGGAAAACTCATTAGAACAAGTGGATCTATCCAACCTTCTTAGCTACGTGCAAAAGCAATTAAGTCCTTTGGCCGTAGCGCTGCTTAAACAGGTTATTCATCCAGACCAAGAATTTGAGCGCGAGTATGAGGCTCAATATGCCAAAAGAGAGTTTGCGCTTCAATTTCACAGCTCCCACTACAAAGCGATGGTAAAGCCTCTCAATCTCGCATTTATTGTGCGCTGTGTTAAACGCACAGCAAGAAACAATAAGGAGTTGGTGCTAATCGACGAAGCAGCAAAAGAGATCCGCAAATTGCTTAGCAATGAGCTTATGTGACGCTTTTAAGTTAGTCAGCTAACAAACATCAGTTAAACGGTTTAAAGCGCTGTATGCGCAAAAGAGAGCGAATTAATGACACACGAAAATGAACATAAAAAAGCTGCATTGAATGCGCCCGCTTGTTTTGGTGCCGTCTCATGTTTTTCTCATGAAAGTGCGGTATGCAAAGAGTGTCCAGCATTTGAACAATGTATTCCAGCGGTAACAGAGACGTTAAATCGCATTAAGGGCGTAATTAACGTTGAGGACTATTTGAAAAAACACGAAAAGGCCAAGAAAGAAGCGAGAGCGCGCATTGAAGAGCGTATGAAGCAAGAAATGGCTGAAAAAGCAGCTGAACGCAAAGAAATGCCTATGCCTGAAATGAAAGTGCCGCGCAAAACTAAGGTTGAGAAGGTCGAATTTAAATTAACAGACGATCAAAACACTCTAATCGCAGAGCTTCCAGTGAAAGCACAGTCGTTTGCGGTACAGCTTTGTAAGACTGGTTTAGTCGACCGTATCAAGAAAGACCTTACAGCTGGTGTTAATCCACTTGAAAAGACTGGCCCAAAGTGGCTTGCAATCCTTATTGAAATGTTAATTAAGGGCGGTGTAACACGCGCACAATTGAAGAGCGAGTATATGAGCCGTCTTGAGTGGTCAGATGGTACAGCTGGCAGTCACACATCATTAGCTTTCAAGATTTTTCAGGCATTTGAAATCGCCGTTGAGTCTGAGTCAAAACTCATAGCTAATCCTAAGTTATTTGAATCTAATTAATTTTTACTTATTAAATTGCTAAAGGAATGTAATGAATATTAATCATGCCCTTTCCGTACAGTCGGACTTCTCGATTGGTCAGTCAATGCTTCAAGTTGATCATATCATTGAGAAAGCGAAGGAGTTGGGTTATCAATCGGTGGCTTTAGTGGATGATATGAGCGTGCATGCGTTAATTCAGTTCACTTACAAAGCTGAGAAAGAAGGCATAAAACCAATTGCTGGCGTGCGTGTACGTGTTTATGACGACCCTACCTACCGTCGACCTACAAAACAATCTCAAGAGATTCCTAAAGAAAATCTGTCGTTTATCTGTAAGGTTTACGCGAAGACTGAGGTTGGATTCAAAGGGCTGCTTAGGCTATTGACCGAAGCAAATACTCCAGAGCGCTTTTATTACAATCCACGCTCGTGTTTAAAAGACTTGCTTGAGTTAGAAGACGTCATCATATCTACAGGCGATATGTTCGGTATGTGTAGTCATCCAGACTATGAAAATATAGCTCGTCAACTCAAAGCGCGTTTTGGTGAAGATTTCTATGCGGAACTTTGCCCTATAAACACTCCCCTTTTCGACAAAATGAATAAGCGCGCAATCGAGCTGGTTGGCTCATTGGGCTGCAAGCCACTTGTCACCTACCCTTTCCGCTACTTAGATAATGCAGACGCTAGTACGATGGATGTGATGAGTGCCATTGCGAGTAACACGCAGTTAGATGCACCTTTTCGCAGTCGTCAGTATGTTAAGGAATTTGCATTTGTAGAGCCTAGCGCAATCATAGACCGCACTAAAGCTGCTATTGCACGCGGAATTAAGTTTAATCGCACTGTACTTGACCCTAAATCGGTAACTGCAATTTGGACAAATGGCATTAAGAACTGCGAAGAAGTAGTGCAAAAGTGCCAGTACAAGTTTGAAAAACAACCAGTTTCATTGCCTAAACTCGCTAATGATGAGTTTAAGAAGTTGTGCGAGTTATGCGTTGAGGGTTGGAAAAAACGTTTTAGCAAGCCCGTCTTAGGCTATTTGCCACCTAAAAATTTACTCGATACCGTTTACAAAGAACGCTTAGGCTATGAGTTAAAAACGCTTAAAAACATGGGTTTTGAATCTTACTTCCTTATGGTTGAAGACCTTGTTACATGGGCGAAAAACAATGGTGTGATTGTAGGTCCGGGACGTGGTTCGGTTAATGGTTCACTTGTTGCGTATCTAATCGGTATTGCCGACGTCGATCCAATTCGATTCGGTTTGATCTTTGAGCGTTTTATTAACCCTGAACGTTTAGACTTACCCGATGCTGACTTGGACTTTGCCTCTTCACGTCGTCATAAGGTCGTTGAGTATTTGATTGATAAATACGGTAAAGACTACGTAGCGGGTATTTCCAACTATTCGACCTTAGCCTCTGCGTCAGCGCTACGTGATGTTGGTCGTCTAAGTGGTTTAACACCTCTTGAACTCACAGCTTCAAAATTCGTACTCAAAGATCATGGCCAAACAATGTCTTTGGAAGAGTCAGCTAAAGCGGTTCCTGAATTAGAGAAATTTAAAAAAGCACATCCTGAGATCTGGAAGCACGCGGTCAAACTTGCAGGCACAATGAAGTCATTTGGCCAACACGCTGCCGGTATTGTTGTTGCAGGTGAGCCGATTGTGAATCGCGCTGTATTAGAGCGAAGATCTGAAGACACTGTGGTCAATTGGGATAAACGCGTTGTAGAAGATTGCGGTTTGGTCAAAATGGACTTACTCGGTTTGTCCACTTTAGATACGCTGAATATCGCCCGTGATTATATTAAAGAACGTCATGGTATTTATCTAAATTACTTAGAAATTCCATTAGATGACCCAAAAACATTGCAAGCTTTCGCAAACGGTAATACTACGGGCGTGTTCCAGTTTGAATCAGGAGGCATGAAGCAGCTGCTTAAAGATATTGCGAAAGGCGGTTCAATGACCTTTGATGATATTTCAGCTGCAACCGCGTTGTATCGTCCGGGTCCGATGGATTCAGGACTTTTAGATGATTATGTTGCTACGCGTCAGGGTATGCGTTCAGTAAGTTACGATCATCCTAATATGGTTGAAGCACTCAAAGACACGCTAGGCGTCATAATCTATCAAGAACAGGTAATGAAAGTCTCTGTGGATTTTGCAGGTTTTACAAATGCTGAAGCGGATAAACTCCGTAAAGCAATGGGTAAAAAGAATGTAGATGAAATGGCTAAAATGCGTCAAAAGTTCATTGATGGCGCCGTTGCTAAATCAGGAGTAGAACCAGGAGAAGCCGGTCGCATCTTTGACAAGATCGAAGCCTTTGCTGGCTATGGTTTCAACAAAAGTCACGCAACGGCTTATTCGATTATCTCGGTATGGTGTGCATACGTTCGTGTCCACTACCCTGCTGAGTATTTCGCAGCCTCTTTATCAATCGTAGACGAAGACAAATTGAAGGGGTTGGTAAAGGATGCGCGCGAATGCGGTATCGAAGTATTGCCGCCCGATATTAACTTATCTTCTGATCGTTACACCATTTTAGACAATCACAACATTCTTGCACCTTTTAACGCTGTAAAGGGTGTGTCAGAGACAACGGCGCGCGCTATTGTGAAATTACGCGAAAAGCATCGTGACTTGAAGATTGTTAAGTATAAACGCGACAAAACACCCGTTTGGGGCTATGACGACGATGCGCCAATTAAAAAACGTTTTGATAGTCTCTTTGAGTTCCAAGAAGCAGCAGCACAGCCTAAAACAAAGGTAAACAGCAAAGTGGTTGAATCGCTTAATGCAATTGGCGCTTTAGCGAGTGTTGAGCCTACTCAATTACCTGCACGACACGTCGACCGTCGCAAGGCTCAAATGGACTTATTGCCCGGCATTATCATTGATACTGTAAAAGCTGACCGTGTTGCTGATCTAACCGAGCAGCATTTAAAGAGTCGCATCATTATGGTGGCTCAAGAATACAAACAGTGTGACGCTTGTGATTTGAAAGGTAAAAAGCACCCTACTATGCGCTGTGGTAACAAAGTTAAGTTTATGGTTGTCACAGATTGTCCTAACGTCGATGAGGACAAACAAGACAAACTTATGGTCGGTGATGTCTCAACTTATCTTAAACAGGCAATTAAAGACGCTGGCTTAAATCCTAGTGATGGTTATTACACAACTATGGTGAAAGCGCGTAAATCAGATAAGTTTCTTACTAACTCGCAGATTAACAACTGTAGTAAGTACTTGGAAGAAGAGATAAAACTCGTAAAACCGAGCATTATTGTTGCGCTAGGATCTTCGGTGGCCAAAAAGTTCTTACCGTCGGTTAAAGGTGGAATATCAGAACTGAATGCTACAGCGGTTTATGACCCAACGCTTGATGCAACAATCGTATGCGGGATTAGTCCAGCTCAATTACCGTTTGACCCTTCAAAATTACCAGACCTTACTTTAGCCTTTGAAAAAGTGGCTGAAGTATTAAGTTGATTTATCTGAAAAGTCAGTCACTACTGATTGACTTTTCGTTTAATAATTTTATAGTGACACCTTATTTTTAACGCAGAGGTATTTATGACAACTCAAACACAAGATTTCGCAACAGAACAGGACTTAGACAAACTATTTGAAGAATTAGACATGCTTGGCGAAATGCATTCTACGCCAGCTGAGCAACCTTCTGCACCAGCAGCAGAACCACAGCCTCAAGTAGTTCAACAAACAGTGACCGCACCTTCTCCACAGCCTCAAGCGGTACCTGAGCCGCCAGTGCAGCAAGTTATTACTCCTGAGCCAACCCCTGTTGCATCAACACCTCAAGCTATGTTCGCCAATTTTAATGTTGGTGGAATGCTTAAACACGCTGAAGGAAAAGTTGAATTAGAACCAGAGACTCAAACACCCCCACCACAACAGCAGACTACGTTACAACCGCCAGTTCCAGAAAGGGTGGACAATGATGCAGATCAAAAAGTTGTTGATCAAATATTTGCTACGACCGCTTCTACTCCATCCGCCGCTCCTGCTAATACTAGCGTCGTACCACCTATCGCAACTGCTCCTAAAAATCCTCAACCTATTGCTGAGCAAGCTGCTCCAAGCCCTGCGCAACAAACATCAGCAATGGCTCAACAAAAGCGAGCAACGGGATATGTCGGAAAATTAGGTATCACATTAGAAAACCTGAAATACAAGCCGGATGTACACGCATTTCAGATAGAAACAGCGATTTCCGATGTCACAATTGACCAATGTATGACAGCTCAACCTTCATTAATGGCTTACTGGTCAGCTCAACAAGCTCTCGCAGATCATCAGCAAGCACTGGCGAAGCGACAGCTCGAACATGTAGAAGCTACGTTGTTTCAGGTGTACCGTAAATCACTTATTAAAGCAGGTGAAAAGCCTACTGAACGTCTCATTGACGCTTATATTCGCAGAGACCCAACATGGGAACTGGCTTATGACGTACATGCTACGGCAACGCAATACGCCAACATCCATAAGGGAAATGTGTTTGCGCTTGTACATCGTCGTGACATGTTAATTCAACGCGGATCTAGTTTGCGCGCCGAGCTACAAGGTCAGATGCGGATATTAAATCAAGATAATCATAATGACGATTCGATGGCCGCGGTTGAAAACGCTGCTCGCTCATTAAATCGTACATATACCCAATAATTCTTATTGAAAAGATCAGTCAGTACTGACTATACTATCAACCGTTAAAACAAGCGAATCGCAGCACGTCGAAATGAAGCGATTCGCAAGTTTTAACAAGTCTCAAAGCAACAAAGCAATCAACGCAAAGCTACTCAAGGAAATTGTAACATGACTCAATTCGTTTTAGACCCAGCTAAATTAATGGAAACCGCAGCAAATAAGCAAAACGCTATTCGCTCGCGTGAGAAAACTCTCAAACCTAAAGATGGGTCGAATCGTTATGTATTACTTCCGGGGTGGGGTTGGAAGCAAGGTAAGCAAGACGTGTGGTTCCACGATTTCGGTATGCACTTTATTAAAGATGCAAACGGTGATCTACAGTCTACTTATGTTTGTTTAGATAAGACATTTGGCAAGGATTGCCCGATCTGTGGCGCTTTAAAACAAGCTGCTAACATAGCTACAACAGAAGCTCAAGTCGAAGCATTAAAAGAGTGTGGTTCACGCCAAACTTATTTAATGAACGTTTTGGCTTTAGATTCTGACCGTCCAAACGATCCGCAAATCTTAGAAGTGCCTAAAACAGTATTTAGCGCAATCTTTGATGTATTGGCTAAATGGGGTGCGCGTTTATTTGATCCTAACGGTTCACAAGTCATTGTGATTAACCGAAACGGCTCAGGTATGAACACCAAATACACTGTTTTACCAGATGCCGAAACCAAACCAGTTCCTCCACAAGTTTACGAAAAACTTAACAATCTTGATGAATATGTTTCTCAAGAAAATGACGAACGTTTACAACGCTCGTTAGGACACGTTCAACAAGTTGTAGGTTTGTTACCGCCCGCTCAAAGCAACGATACGCCTCGTACTGCACCTGCTGCAATTGGCTTAGCTGCTGGCGGCGCTGCGCAACCTGCATATCAACAGACCGCAGAGGAAATTTCGTATACCGAAGTTACTCAGCCTGCACAACCTCAAACGGTTGAGCATGCCCCGATCAACCTTAACACTGATTTAGAAGCGTTATTAGACCTCGATATTCCAGTTTAACGGTTAATCAACAAGAAGCCGCCGCAAGGTGGCTTCTTCGTCAGAGGGTATCAAATATGCCACATTTAACGATTTTAATTGATGCGAACTCTATTGGTTACGCAGCTCATCACGCTACAAAACTGCATTCGGGTGTTATGCAAACTCAGGCAGTGTACGGTTTTCTTCGTACAGTGCGCGAATTACGCATCCGCAACCCGTTAGCAACAATCTATGTGCTATGGGATGGAAAAGCTCAATTTCGCTTTGATATGTGCCCTGAATACAAAATTAAGCGCGTTGCTGATACACCTGAAAAGGTCGCTGATAAAGAAGCTTACAAAGCGCAGTTACCGTTTATCAAAGCGGCTCTATCTGCTTTAGGCATTACGCAGATTCTTTCATACATTCATGAAGCTGATGACTTAGCTGGAATCTTAGTAAAGCAAATCATGAAAAATCCAGATCAAGAAATCTTACTTGCGTCAGGCGACGTAGATTGGGTGCAACTCATACGTCGTGGTGTGCGTTGGCAAGATTTGCGTGACAAACGAAATGAGAAGGTTATTACCTTTGAAAATTTTGTTGAAAAGACTGGCTATAAAACTCCACTAGCGTTTTTGGAGGGCAAAGCTCTTCAAGGCGATTCTTCTGACTGCATACCGGGAGTTGGCGGTATTGGTGAAGCAACAGCGCCGTTATTTCTAGCTGAACATGGTTCGGTTGGTAAATTCATTCAACGTTGCGAAAGTGGCGAAATTAAACCAGCCAATAAAGCTCAACGCTCATTGTGGAAAGGCACTTCTCCCTACACGAAAGAGCAATGGAAAAACTTATTCCATTATCAACGTGACGACTCTCTAAGTGACGAAGAGAACGAGAAGGAACACAAGAAACAGCTGAAAAAACACATGGACGCATATATCGGTCAAGGTCGTTCGATCTTCATTCGAAATATGAAAATCATGCAGCTGATCAACCCACATCCTTTAGAGAAGCAACACCTTGAAATAGACAAAGGCAACTTTGACTTAGACAAGTTCATTGACATATGCGCGGAGCTGAACTTCGCATCCATTTTGAACGTAATTGATAACTTTGTTCAACCGTTCAAACAAGCATTACCGACACAAACTAATTGAGATTAAAGACATGACAGCACAAGCACAAATCGACGCACTAAATGACGCATTATTCAAAGCAATCGGTGATAACCATGCAGAACAAGCGGTCACTCGTTGGATTGATACGGGCAACCCTGAATTAAACCGCATTATTTCAGGAAGCTACGAAGGCGGTTTGCCATTTGGTCGAATGGTTGAAGTATTTGGCGAATCATCTACTGGTAAAACTGCTGACGCTACTGAATGGATGGTTCGCGCTCAGAAAATGGGTGGCTGTGCAATCTTCATTGACTGGGAACGCTCTTTCGATGTTCGTTTGGCTGAAGGGTTCGGTCTTAACACACAGCGTCCATATTGGATTTACGCGAAGCCTGCAACATGGGAGGAAGGAAACACACTTGCCGCTAAAGCGTGCCAGTTAATTCGTGCATCTAAAGCTATTCCTGATGATGCGCCAATTTTAGTTGTATTTGACTCTATTGCTGCTGCATTACCTAAATCGCAAGCTGGCAAAGAAATTGATGAATACACCATGAATGACACTACGGCGCTGGCTCGTGTAACGTCTTCTACGTTAAAAACCATGAGTCACCGAGCTGAAGAGTTTAGCGCGACATTCGTATATCTCAACCAAATGCGCTTAAAGCCGGGTGTTATGTTTGGTGATCCTCGCTGTTTACGTGGTGACGTTCAAATTCCCTTTGTTGATGGCACAACTGCAACAATCAAGGAAATCGTTAAGAACAAGATCAACAAGGAAGTGTGGTCATACAACGAAACAACAGGTGAAATTGAGCCTAAATTTATCGTTGATTGGCATGACAATGGCTCTATCGCTGATACCGACAAGCGTTGGATTCACATTCGAGCAACTACACCTGAAACGAAGAATGGCGTATCTGCGGTTACAGCAACAAACGATCACAAAATTCTTACTCGCGAGTGTGGCTGGATTAACGCAGAGGATGTGAAGGTTGGCTATCACCTTGTTACTCATAAGCACAAAACCGCCTATGCTGTCGTCACAGAGGTTCGCGAAGGCGGTAAGAAGTTAGACACCCGCATGTATGACATTACCATTGAGGGCAATCACAACTTCCTTGCGGGCAACAAAGACAATGGCTTCATTGTTCACAACTGCACACCAGGCGGAAAAGCAATGGAGTTTTACGCTTCTGCACGCTTGGCTTTAGGTCGTCAAAAAATCATGGACAAAGACGAAGTTGGTGAAAAGGAATTTGTGGGCCAAAACATTACCGTTCAATGCGTCAAAACAAAATTCACTCGACCGTTCCAAGAGTGCAATTTACGCATGATGTACAACGAATTTGATGTGGCTTACTTCGATCATATCGCCGCTATGCTTGATCATTTAATTAAGCGCGGTTGGATTGAATACAACAAGCCTCGTGTTACATGGACAGATGGCAAGAAGTACTTTGTCAAAGAGCTTGTAGCCAAGTTAAACGCAGAACCTAATGGCATGGAGCAGTTAAAAGCTTTCTTACCCAAGTCCGATAAATAATTCTCAGGAGTAATAGTTAGACCGCCCTAAACTAAAAGTGTGAATAACATTTTTATTAGGGCGGTTTTGCTTATGAAACATTATGTTTTGGATTTTGTACCACCACTACAAGGCATGGATGATCACTTCAATACAATTCGTTTGGGGGTTACATGGTCAAAGAAACTTGCCGCTGGTGATCGAGTGTATCTCCAAAATTCAAAAACTAAAATGATCGAAGGTTTAGCGATTGTTGATCGTGTAATTGTCGGGAAGCTTGGCGAGCTATGCGCTTATTACGGTGCTGATAATCACACCGAAATTGACAGCGAAGACAAATGCAGAAGCGCAGAGCGCTTATATAAATTAACCTTAAAGCTTTACGGGCCACACATCGCAAGCGCAATGAAGAAATCAACAGTTATTTATTTAAGGCGAATAGAGTGACTATAAAATTTGATGAGAAGTTTCCTGAAGGGAAATACAAAGGGCGAACACCGGCTGAACTTATTCTCATGCTTCAGAATGACTCCGATTTTGAAGGTGTTGATTACTTATTGTGGTTGAGAAAATTTCGAGCGGGTAAGTTTGGTGGTTTGGCAAGTACATTTGACGAAACCGTCAACGCAATTATCGACTTAATTGTTTTTGAAGTGCCGGAGTTAAAGAAAAGATATCCAGTTACCGTCTACACAAAGCTAGAAGCCAAAGAAATTTTCGACAAATATCATAAAGAAGCTCAAGAAGCCGCAAAACAGGAAGCGATTAGAAAAGAAATGAAAGCTCGCGCAGATCGCGAGCGAGCGGAACGCTACAAAGGCAAATGGGGGAGCTGGGCATAATGTTAGAAGAACAGTTAGAGCCAGATCTAAACGTTGTTGAGCATCTTTTTCAACAAGGCAATTATGTTTACCGTTTAATGTTTTTAAGCAATGCAAATGAAACCAAAATGGCTTTTTTGAAGGGTCTCTATAATTGGCGAGAACCACATGCGCCTCCAATGGAAACAATCCTTTTAACATCTGAAAACACAGATAAAGAAGAGCTGTTCGCCAATGGAAAGACTTTCATTGAGGAAGTCAAAAGAGATGTAGCTGGAAAGGCCGAATATATTTGGTGGGCATCGCCTCTTTATTTTAACGATGACAGTCAAATGTGTATGTTAGAGACGAAACTAACTAGAACAGTTGGTTTTTATTATAAAAATGCGGTTTTGAAGTTCTTTCGAGATCCACCCGTTCCGAAACGCAACAATCCAAATTGGGGAGCTTGGTCATGAAATACATCCCGAATCTAAATGCTGAGCTAAGCGTCTTAGAATACCGATTTAGAAACGAGTATGAAAACAGCCGTCTAATGATTATCTCCACGTTAGACAGAACTAAGATGGCTTATGTCAAAGGTCACACGCGTCGAGACGTACCAGAATTAGGCTCTCAGCGACCCGAAGTGAAATTATCCAATGATGAAGAGCATTTCAATGTTGGGGAGCTGTACAGCTATGCCCTTGATGAAATTCACACCTACATGCGCGAACACAATGATGCCACTCATCATAAATGTGAACGCGAGGAGTACACTGTATTTTTTAATAACTCGTTTAGAGCGGGAGAGCTGATTGGAAAGATAGAAGGGGCTGTTGGTGGCTCAAAAGCCAGAGAAGTGCTGTGCTTTCTTGGGGCGTATTTTGCGCTCACCAAAGAAAGTGTAGATCAACCCGAAGTTCCAAATCCAAAAAGAACAAATCCTAATTATTCAAAAAGAACAAATCCTAATTGGGGGTTATTTTCATGAGAAAACCACACTCAATCAACGGCAAACAAGTCGGCATGGTTTACACGCAAGGCGGCAAATCTATCTACTTGGCCATGAGATCAGGAGCTAAGAATCGCAATATTGATTTAAAGACCAACTCATGGCTTTTTGAACCTATTATCATCAGTCATTGTATTAACAACTCAATTGATGCAATTGGGGTAGTTCACCGCGTAAACAAGAAATGCACTTACTACCTCACCCCTTTAAGCCACTTTCTCGAGAACTGCGAACCACACAGCACATCAAAAGGCTTGTACAAACGTTTAAACATGAACAAATTCATGATCAATTCAGAGCGTTTTCACGGCAATCTTGAAAAATCACTCAAAATTAAGTAGCCTATTATTCAGTCACCAATGACTTACTTTTAAAATGTTCATATCTGAAACAAACAAAGAGTTTAAAGATATGAACATTTCTAACAATCGCACGATTGACCGAGCAGCTAAAGCCTTAATTAAGGAAGGTTGGACATATCGCCAAAGTAAAGGCGGTCACGTTGTCTTGAAAGACCCAAAAACGGGCTTTTCTCTCCCCGCTCCTGTTTCTCCTTCTTGCCATAGAGCCGAGAAAAATTGGCTTTCAGCTGTGAAGAAAATACGACAAGGAGTTCGACCATAATGATTTTGACATCCGCGCTGACATGCCTAGCTTTGAACATTTACCACGAAGCACGAGGTGAACCAAAGCTAGGCAAAGAGTTAGTTGCAATTACCACCCTTAACCGCGCTGAAGGCGACAATAGTAAAATTTGTCAGGAAGTCCTTAGAAAACATCAATTCTCATGGACTGCAAGTAAGGTAAGCGGTAGAACGCTCAACAGCAGCGGAAAGCCAAAAGAAAAAGAAGCTTGGGAAGATTCAAAACGAATTGCAGAACAAGCCTTAAATGGTCGATTTTCAGTTCCAGTACGGTACAGCGGTGTTACTCATTTTTTCTCACATCGTAAGCGAGGCTGGGAAAAACAACTCAAATATGTTGGTCAAATAGGCAACCATCATTTTTATATGGCAAAATAATCAGTCAGTACTGACTTATTTATGTCTATAATTATCACACAATTTTGTGGAAACTATATCTATGAAACCTTATGGCATTCAGTCAGATTCGCATCACCATAATTGGAGTGCGTTTTCACACACTACTGCTAACGGTATCAATAACCGTTTAGAAGGGTGTTTAAACGAAGTTCGCCGTCTTGCAGCAGAAGTTAAAAGCGCAGGCGGCAACACTATTTATCACACAGGTGATTTATTTCATGTGCGCGGGCAGATTGCGCCCTCAGTACTAAACCCTACGCTTGATGTTTACCGCCAATTGATTGAAGAAGGTTTTATCATTCGTATATTAGCTGGCAACCATGATCTTGAAGATCGTCATGTCACACGCACCGGCTCTGCAGTAACAGCATTAGAAGGTATCGGTTGTCAAATCGTTAATAAGCCTACTTTCTTCAATGATGATCGTGTTGTGATGATACCGTGGATTGAAAGCGTAAAAGGGCTTAAAGACGAGATAGAAAAGGCTAAAAAGCACATCGAATCAATGCCATCCCCTCCGCCTTTGCGCTCTATGGAAAGCATAAGTGATTGGACGTTAATGATTCATGCGCCTGTAGACGGCGTTATTGCGGGATTACCTGAGCATGGACTTACCGCAAGTGATCTTGAGCAATATGGATTTAAGCTCGTATTTAGCGGTCACTACCATCATCACAAACAACTTAGCGAAACTGTTTATTCGGTAGGTGCATTGGCTCACTACACATGGTCTGACGTTGGCCATAAAGCAGGATTCTTAGTTGTAAATAACACCGATGTGCGTTGGTACAAATCCCATTTACCTGCCTTTGTTGAAATTGATGGCTCAATGGATGAATTAGACATTCAAGCTGTTGTGCCTGGTAACTATGTCCGCGCAAAAATCAAGATCGTTAAACAAATCGAAATTGAGCAGTTCCGCAAATACCTTACAGATATTGGCGCTCAAGGTGTGACGATCATTGCGTCCAAACCAGTTGCAGACGTTCAACGTGCAAACGCAGCGGTAAAAGCTGGCGCGTCAATTGAGTCGTCCGTAACTCAATTTATTACTAACTCGCCGTTAAACAGCCCTCAACTTGATGCGCTGTGCCAATCAATTTTGACAGAAGCGCGCATGGAGGTTGCTGAGTAATGGAATTTTTAACACTCAAGATTAATAACTTCTTAACGATTGGCGAAGCCCGTCTTGATTTAGCTAATCGTGGATTATTGTTGGTGCAAGGTGAAAACAAAGACAACTCATCCGCAGACTCAAATGGTTCAGGTAAGTCATCCATTGTTGACGCTTTATGTTGGTGCCTCTACGGAACTACCGCAAGAGACGTTACAGGAGATTTAGTCATTAATAAGACGGCCAAAAAGGATTGTGCGGTCGAACTCACGATTCATGACAATGGACAGTGTTACAAAATCGCTCGTCACCGCAAACATGCGACACACAAAAACGCGCTGATTGTCTTAAAAACCGATATTTACGGCAATGAGTTACCTAATGGCAACATCACGAAAGGCACTGATAAAGAAACTCAGGAGCTTGTAGTTGATATTGTTGGTTCTACGCTAGATGTCTTTATGTCATCCGTATATGCGGGTCAGGAAATGATGCCAAACCTCCCCGCCCTTACGGATAAAAACCTGAAAGTCTTAATTGAAGAGGCGGCTGGCATTCAGGTTTTAGAGCAAGCGCACACCATTGCAAAACGTAAGTTAGCCGAAGTTAAAGCGAAGCTCTCAAATAAGCTCACAATACGCGATAATTTTGCGACGGTACTTGCGACCATGCAGAGTCAACTGGCTGAGACACAAGCGAAATTAAAGCAGTTTGACGACACAAAAGAGTCACGCGCTAGAGCTGTGTTGAGCGAAGCGTTACCGCTGAAGAAGGCTATTGAAGACATCAAAGTCCAAATGGGCAATACCGACATTAACGCTCTCAATGCCGAGAAACAAAGTATTGAAACCGCGATTAGTAAAGCGGAAGATTTAGTTAATGAGGCAAAGAAATTAACTCAGATCCGTGATGACTTGGGTATCAAGTACCGCATCACTAATAATAATTATTCTTCTCTTAAAACTAATTTAAATAATTTAGCGACCAAAATTCGAGGCATTGACGGTTTAGTTGGTACGCCTTGCACACAGTGCGGTAAAGAATATTGCGCTAGTGATTTACAGCAAGCGCGGTCGGTTCAAATGAATCAAGCCCAAGTTGCAAAACAAGATGCGCTGAAAGCCAAAGCCGAAATGGAACAGGTGAAAGCTGAATTTGAAGCGGCTGAGAAGAACCTCAATGACTTCCTTCAAAACAATTCGCTGGACGTTCGCAAGCTCTATGCTGACAAGGCTGCTGTTGAAGGCGCAATTGCTGCATTTACTTCGTCAAGCTCTGAGATTGACCGCAATCTCAAGGACATTGAAAGAATCAAAAAGCGCGCAAAAGATGTAATGAATGAGGCGAATCCATTCTCAGCAATGGAAGCTGACCAACAAGCAAAAATTGCGGATTACATCGCAAAGAACTCTGCAATTGATCAGGAAGTGCAGGAATTGCAAGCGTTAGTTGAATTACATGAACATGCGGTTTTGATTTATGGCCCATCAGGTGTGCGCGCTCATATTCTCGATACAGTTACGCCGTTCTTGAATGAGCGAACCGAAGACTATCTCGGCGCACTTACTGACGGCAACACTCATGCGGTTTGGTCGACCTTGACGCTTAACAGCAAAAAAGAGCTTAAAGAAAAATTCACAATCGATGTCCGTGACAATACGGGCGGAGAGTCATTTAAAGGTTTGAGCGGCG